AACTAAATGTCTCTGTTACTTCGCCCTTTGATACTTTGAAGGTGAAGGATACTGTTTGCGCGTCAATTCCGGAACCACCAGCGGTTGGAAACTCTGGAAGGATTGGGAAAACGAATTGAGCGCCAGTTGCAGCGGTTAGAGTTACGCTGATTGTGGTATCCGGTGCAGTCTCAGCAGCAGTCCAAAGCGCCTCGCATACGGAGTTAGCCTTGCCCCAGTCTGCCAACATATCTAGCTGGAATGTGCCTTCGATATTAACTGTCTTGTAAGCCTCGCCATCAAGAGTCTGGAAAGTCTCGCGGACGTTCGTCTTAGTCAATACTGCATTAGTCGCTTGTGCTTCGACATCTGTTCCACCTGTGAAAGATAGCGAAACGTCGCGACCAGTAATTACTACTGTTGCCACTTTTTCTCCTTAGTTAGTCTGTGTGTAATAGGTGGAAACGCGAATGTCCGCGACCAGTAAATTAACTGCTCCGACTTGCGTAACCGATGGCCGCTCTACTGGGCCGACTGTATAGCCGTCCGGTATGACTGCCAAAACTGACATTACTAGCTGCTCTAGGTTGTCTAAAGCTGCTGGGTTAGATAGATAAGCGACTCCGCAAGTGATTGTAAGGTTAATCTTTGCGTGAATGGTTGAGTCGTTGATTGTGTTTAATTCTAGGTAAGGCGCATCTGGCACTAAAACAACCATAGGCACTTGAGGAGCTTCAGGGACGTAAGAATAAACGTTAGCGCTGACAGTTCCAAGAGCGGTTGCTAAAGGTGTGCGGATAGAGCTTAAAATTGTTGATGGGGGCATTATCCCACCATTACTTCAACATCAAGGTAAGGCCCAAGTAGGCCAGTTACTTTGGCAAGTAGATTCTTTGACAGTCTGAAAGGTGTAACTGCAAAATCAACGCCTTCAATTGATCCGCCTACTGCGGTTTTTGCTTGGAAAATCTCTGTTGATATAACCAAGACAGAAGTCTTAACGTTGGCGTTTCCGACATAGGTAGCCGCGCCAGTGAGCGTAGCTGATCCGGCGGGAATGACATTAAATTCAGTAACGTCTGAAGCAGTAATAGCTGCTGAGAATTGGTAGAGGTCATCTGAGACGTCGGTAATTGTTCTTGTGCCGTTAAATGTTGCTGAGACTCCAGCGATGACGACTGATTGGCCGACTGAGAATTCGTGTTGGGTTGAGGTGGTAAAAACTGCGACATTATCAGTCAATTCTGCTTTAGCGATTGGAGATGCGTATTTTACAAGCATCGGCAGAATTATATTTTCTGACGCGTCAATAATTTCATTCAAATAAGCATCTGAATATAGGGATGACGAGACGCCAAGAATGGTTCTCAGCTCTGCGGCTGTGACTATCGTTGGCATCTCGTTATCCTTTCAAGCTAATTGGGTGAGCGGCCAGCTCGGGAGCGGACTGGCCGTCACTATTTGAGTTTTACTATGCAACCATCCAACGGTATGCGCCAGCGCCAATCTTGGAAGCTAGTGCGCCATAACCGTAGTAAGCCACCTTGATTTGACCAGTTGCGACTACGTTTGTCTCCAAACGGAAGCGGCTGGACTCGTACCAAGTGTAAGCATCTGGGTTGATGATAATCATTGAGTTATCACCGGTTGGAGCAGCAGTAGCCAAGTTACGAGCAACGCGTAGGTTTAGGCCTAGTACGTTTCCGCGAACTGACTGACCGGATAGATTGCCACCCTGATTTGATGGGCCGATTAGGTTCTGATAAATCGGACGGCCTGCATCTGCGAGGTTCATAATGTTGCCCCATTGCTCTGGGCTAACAAGAATGTTTGTAGCAGTTCCGAGAGTTCCCTTATAAACAGAAACTGAAGCATCTGATACGAAGTCCAAGAAACCAGCAGCATCTAGTGTGCGGTTTCCGCCATCAGTTCCGCCAGCAACAAGACCAGCGATAACTGCGACATCAGTAGCCTTTGCATAGGCAAATTCCATCTGACGAACTAGCTCATCAAAGAATGCTGGGGATGAACGATCTAGAAGTTCTACTGAGAACTCCTGTCCGCCAGCGTACTTTTTAACTGACACTGATAGGAACTCGTTTGTCATTCCTGTCTCGTCAATTGTTGCTTCTTCAGCCTCTTCGCCGACTGTTGGAACAGCGGTAATTTTTGGAATTTCGAAGGTCATACCAGCATCAGGTAGAACGCCGCGAGATACTGAATCTACTGCTGGACGATCTGCGTTTGATAGCGGGTTGATGATTTCGGTGAGCTGACGTGTTGGAATTAAGCCAGCGTTGTTTGTTGTGGTGTCATCTGCGGCCATAACGTACTGGCGAGACTCATCGTCTCCGAATACCTTAGCGCGGACAGATGCTTCGAGATACTTCGCCTTTGTGAACTCTAGGCGAGGTGCGGTGTAGAACGCTGGACGTGGCGCAGCGGCTTCCACCTTAGCTGCTTCTACCGTTTCTTCGGCAGGAGCAGGAACGGTAGTGTCAGACACTTGTTCTCCTTCGGTTGGTTTGTCCTCTTCGGCGGTTGCCGGAGCGGAATCTTCTTCTTTTGGTGCTTCATTTTCAGAAGCAGCTACTTCACTGACGCGAGCCGAATCAATTGCTGGGTCAGTTACTAGGGAAACTTCATCTAGGGTTGCTGAGGTAATTTTCATTACGCCAGAGGCATTAACCCACTCGTTAATTTGAGCGCCAACGCTAAAGCCATCCCTTAATCCTTCGGTGGCTTCAATTAAGGCATCTTCTCCGGCCATAGTGTTGGCGATTTTGAACGTGGCCACTATTCCGTTCTTTGTCACTTCGTGAGCAACCATTTTGCCAATAGGACGAGTCCGATCGTGCTCTAGTAGCAATTTGACTGGCTTCATCTCAATTGAGTCAGCAGCAAAAACTGTTGGCCCTACTGAGGTGTTGCCTTGCTCGTTCCAAGTAACAATAGTTCCGCTAATTGTGCGCTTTACTGTGTCTGCCGCTAGGACAGTCATTGGCATATTAATTCTCATTTGGAATTAAGTCCTCTTCTCTTTGAATTTGCTCAACACTCATCGCGCCAATGCGGTTCAAGATTTCATAAACTTGGGCGCGTTCCAAAGCGTTACCGCGTAGGAAATCGTCAAGTGAGAATCTCACCATTACAGGATTTGGCACAAAGTCCGGTAGTGAGAGTCTTTCCTCAATCGCCTTAAGTATCGGGCGAAGTGAGAAATCAACTAGTGAGCGCCGCTCGCTAACCGCGTTGCTATATGTCATTGAAGTAGTCTCGGCGCTCAAAAAGTAAGCTGGGATACCACAAGCTCGAGCCAATTCTAACGCAACGTATTGACGAGCTTCAGCAAGCTGCAAAGACTTAGGATCAAAACCGACACTCTCCAAAGTGACGTCAGCGTTTAGAAATGCGGTCGCCTTTTGCTGACGAGCAGTACGCCAAGCATTTAGCAAGGATGAAATTCTTTCGGCAGTTAAGTTAGTGCCATTTGATTTCAAAACTGTAGAAGGTACTGGGTCTTTTGCGTAATTAACTGCCGCGTTTTCTAAATAGACTGCTGCCGCAATTGTTTTACCAGCTCTGTGTAATAAACCTTCATCTGGGCCATCAAAACGAATAATAGAACCAACGCCATTTAATGGAACTGCTTGGCCGTCTACTTTATAACCTGTGATTTCGGTATTCTTAAAATTTGTGTCAACTGTTACTCGGTCAGGAGATACGCGAGTCCAAGCTCTAACTCTTCCGCCGTCAGTAGATGAATACATTTCCAAAACTTGTCCATAACCAACGCCATAAAGCCAAATATCTTCTGCAAGCCAGTTATAGATAACAAAGCCGGCGACTCTTGGGTCTGGTTGATTAATTACGCGGTGTGGATCAACAAATTCGCCAGTTATGCGGTTAAATGTTGTGAGAGGTAGCGAGCCGATAGTTCCACAGATAATGTTGCGGGCGCGAGCCACTGATGGAACGCTCATCGCTAACTGGCGAGTGCTATTTGTTGCACCACCGAGAATGTTATAAACCGAATCGGTTATTTGAACTGGAGTTAGGGCAGCGGTTACGTCACTAACCTTTTGTGGTGTTGCGGCTTTTACTTCTGGAAAGAAGAAATCTCTAATAGCACCCATTTGGCTAAATTGTAAAGGCGCTGTGCTACAAGATGACTATATCGACTCCACTATCAGCCTTAGTTGCGTAGTGTGTTGCCATCGCTGAAGCAACCGCCCCACAAATAACCGCATTAGATACCTTACGCCCCATTACCCAGCCGCCGTCGCCGAAAGGGAGCTTAACGGCAGCTAGGCATTGGCGGGTCAGCTCTTCTTGTCCCGAGTGAGCCAACCGCTGGGATGAAATTGCTCCAAGCAATTCATCGCAGCTTTGCGCATAGTCAAGGCCATCAATAGGTTCAGTCCTAATTCCCGCAGGGGCTAATCGCGCTGCCACTGCTGAAGCGGTTCGGGCCGAGTAAGCAACCAGCTGAACCGGATACTTACGCACCCAGTCAGCCAAATCATTAGCCAACGCTTTGTCATCAAGGTTGGCCGGATTGTGCCAAGTTTGTAGCAAGATGACTTGAAATCTATCACCCTCAAGTTTCTGGCTAGCTACTAGAGCTGCTTGCTTTCTATCTGGACTGAGATCGATAGCCAACCAAGTGTCAGATTCAGGGTTAAGCCGAAGACCCTCAACTTCGCAACTCTCCCACTGAGACGGACTGATAACTGGGTTTATGGTATCGACCCATTGACATAAGACTTCGGTTCGAACAATATCTTCGGGGTCTGACAGCACTGCTCGGATATTGTCCGGATGGACTGTGTAGCCAAGTGACGGGTTAGCTTGGCAGACGCCTAGCCAGAATTCTGGTGAGTTATCAAACTTAATTCCATTAGGCGCTGACCACTCAAACCACCCAATATCATCAGACCCGCCGTGAATAGCAGCTAATGCCCTCTCTCGTAATTTGTTTAGGACTATTGAGTGTTGATCTCCAGCATTTGAATAAACCCATATTTGAGGATTTGGGCTAGCCATCTGGGTATATCGCAGGGCAGACCAGACATCTTCGTCTTTGTATTCGCGAGCTTCGTCTAGGTGAATAGTTTCAGGCGCTGCGATACCGCGACCGGCTGAGTTATTAGCTCTTACGATATATCGACGGCCTTCTGTGAATTGTAATTCTTGAAATCCCTTACTCTCTAGCTTCTTAGTAAATTCAGCAGCTAATCGAGGCGTTTGTTCGATAATTCCATATATCTTATAAAACAATTCTGCCGAGGTAGTCAGCTTGTGAGCCGTATGGACTTGTAATTTTTCTTTTAGAACGTAGATTCTGAACAATATTTGAAGCGCCATAAAGGTGGATTTACCCTGTTGGCGAGCGCATAAAAGGGTTATAACCGGATGTGCCCACCGGCCGTCTGGCTTGTATTTGAGCGAGTGATGGGCCAGCCATTGTTGCCAGGGAAGTAGCTCATAGCCGATTTCCTCGCAGAACTTAATCATTTGCTCGCCATAACTAGGCAAATCGCTCAATTTTGTGTGAATTCGAGGGTTTGGCACACCTCGGTAAGCCGATTCGTCCCTAACTCGGGCTAGCTCGGTCGATTCGCTCATAATAAATCCATTTTACTCAAAGTAGTGCCTCGCCGAGCCATTTTCAGGGAAAATCTTCCCGAT